CTTGGTTAACATTAGGAGAATCTGATGATGGTGAGGAAATCAAAGTAAAATTGAAGCCATACAGTGTTACTCTTTTACAAGAATATACCAATGCTCATAGGATTGTATATTCTTCTACAGATACAGAACTGGTTACAGAAATGGAAAGAATGACTTATACTAAGAATCAAAATGGAGAAATTTCATTCAAGACCCTTACACCGGGCGGCGGTAAGAGAGGCGACGACCACAATGTTTCAGCATTGTTAGCTGGAATTATAGCTTACTATGTAAAAACAACGGACCAACTTTTTGGTAAAAAGAAGCCTGTACTAATGAGCGCCTTTAGGTGGGTAAGAGGAATATAATGGCAGAAAATAATAAGAAATTATCACTGGCTACAGCAGGGTTTTCTTTCTATCCGGGAAACACTAGTACTATGGAACCAAATCCCTGGATAGGAATAGTAGACCTTCTTACATCAAAAGAACATAGAGACTACAGGAATATAATAAGAGATTGTAGATTCTTTTTTAGACATGACCCTTTAGCTTCAACAGTTATTGGTAAGATGGTAGACCTAGCAATTACTGATTTGGTAATCAATACAGAGGGCGCTACTAGATTAAGTCAACAAGAACAGGATGTATTCAATGCTATATCTAATGACCTGTATGACTTTATAAGAAAAGCGGCTTTTGAGTATCTATTAACTGGACTGTTGGTTCCAGAAATAAAACTAACCAGAGTAAATCAAGAATTTCTAAGAAAAAAGAGAATTTCTAGGCTATCTAGTTTACTATATCCTACAGAAATGTGGCTTAGAGATTCTAAAGATATAGAAATAAAACGTCCACCCATAGGTAACGAAGAATCATACTTCGTAATAATGCCAGAAGATGTTTTAAGTTTTATTAGGAATAAGGGGCATTATGATGATGGTGGAGAAGATAAAGAATTATATAGAAAAATTGCTACTTTATATCCAAAATTTGTAGAACAGATTTTAGAAGGGGAAACCAAAATTCGTCTAGAAAACCCTCTCATAATAAAATCAACGTCTCTAGCAGATTCTCAGTACCCAATCCCTTATCTTTATTCAGCACTAGAAGCATTAAAGCATAAGAGAAATCTAAGACGAATGGATTATTCTATTGCCGCAAGAGTTATTAGTGCTATTTTACATGGTAAGCTAGGAAGCGATGAGTTTCCTTTAACCGAGGACCAATCGGACGAAGTTGACAAAATTGAAAGTAAATTCAAGTGGAGAGATAATTTAGCACAGGATGATATTGAAAGAGTATTCTTGCTTGTTACTAATCATACGGTTGATTTGCAGTGGATATTTCCCGATGTAAAAGCACTGCTTGATAATAATAAATATGAAACCGTGAATCAAGATATTTTAGTTGCTTTAGGGTTTCCTAGAATCTTGATTACTGGAGAGACGGAGCGTTCATTTGCATCAGACCCCCAAATTGCTACTCTTTCTCCGGTTCATACAATGGATAGATTAAGAAGAGCATTATTGCCTATTATTAATACAGTTTATTTTGAACTAGCGAAAAATAATGAGTCTATAAACAATGTACCAGTAATAGAGTTTAAGCCTATTAATCTAATGAGTATGCAGTTGTTCTTTGAAGGTATAAAGGGCTTGTATGAGACGGGTAACTTGTCAAGAGAAGATTACTCTAAGGCATATGGCTATATCTTGGATGAACAACTGGACAAGAGAGAACATGAGGATGAAAAGTTTAAGGCCAGAAGTCTACAGCCTTTCCAGCCAGTTCCTCATTCTAATGAGCCCGGTAGACCTTCCGGTGGTAATGCACCAGAGAATTCCGCTGGAGGTAGCAGTGCCTAAAGAATATAAAGAATGTGTAAAGTCTGAGATAAGCAGAGGCCATTCAGAAAAAGATGCTCAACGCATTTGTGCAATTGCTTACTTTAAGAGGCATGGAAGAACACCACAACAAGACGAAAAAGCGTCTTTTAATCAACATGAGCTAAATTTATTTGAGGGATTAAATGCCATTGGTACGGCATTAGGACCCAATAAAAATCAATAAAATGGGCTTAAAAGGGATAAAATACTATGCAAACTGACAATATATTAGCAAAAAGTGTACAATTAATTGTGAACAATAGTTCTAGTGCAGGAGAATCTATGGCATCATTGTCACAGAACCCTTTTGTTACTTGGATTAAGTTTATTTTAACAGATGATAAACCTAATGCTAATGAACAAAGAGTTCCAAAAGAAGAATTTGCCAACATTATAAAAACTGGTATGTTTATGCCAGTCAAACTTTCTGAACAAGCGGCAGAGGCTTTGGAACTGAATCACCTTGGTAGCAAGCCTATTGGAACTATTACCCATCTAAGAGAAAACGAGGACCATATCGAGGCTATCGCCGCTCTATGGAGTGCCGAACGTCCAGAAGATATTGACCTTATTAAACAAAGATTTAATAACGGCCAACCTGTTAATGTTTCTTGGGAATTAAAATATGATGATTCTATCTCAGAAACTACAGACGATGGTCATATTAATTTAAGAGGCGTTGTTATGAACGCGGCTACAATTGTAGATTTACCGTCATATATGGGACGAACTCCTGTTTTAGCGGTAGCATCTATTAGTAAAGAGGCTAATACCAAATTTAATACTATTTTAGCTAAAATTTCTGATGGTAAAGATTTATCAGAAATGGAAACAACAATTCTCGCAGAGATTAATGAAATCTTAATTAGAGGAGAAAACGAACCAATGGATACAATTACTCGCGAAGACCATGAAAAGATTGTGAATGGACTTCAAGCTGACCTAGATACGTTTAAGAAACAACTAGAAACAGCAACTACTACAATCGAAACGCTAGAGCCCCTAAAGGTTGAACTCGAAGAGTTGAAACCTAAATATGCGACTCTAGAACAGTTTAAGAATGAAGCAGACGAGGCAAAGCAGAAGCAGGAAAAACTTGATGGCATTCGCCAGAAGTTAAACGATGCTAAAATTACTGTAGACGACGATTTTATGAATGAGAAAGAGGAAATTTTGCTTGAAATGACGGAAGCATCCCTTGATTTCTTCATTCAGGAACTTGTTGCTTTTAGTAGAAAAGCCGTTTCAAATGCTGACGCAGAGGCCTCAATTAATTTAACATCTGATTTACCGGGCATAGATTCATCTGACGACCCTGGTAATGGAAGAGTCAGCACGAGGGACGCAGTAGAGTTTCTTCGTGAGACTTTTGACAAGTAATTGACTTGGAGGATATAGAGTCATGCAAATCAATAAATACACGGACATTGTAGGTTGCGTTGTTGTAGCGGATATTCCAGAGGGCCGTATGGTTCTTATGACAGAGAATACTCCAGGTGAACACGACTTTGGAAGCCGTACTGACCTGCCCGGAGTTAAGGTTCCTGCAACATCCGCAGAAGCCGCACTAGCTAAATATATCGTAACATGGCCTGTTAGCAATGCTACCGCACATGGTCCTATTAAAATGTTTGTACCTCAGCCTAGTTTTGATTGGGCATTGAGACATGGATTTGACCAAGCCGCAAATGTTCCATTTACTGCGGCAGTTCATTTGACATACCCAGGAAATCGTGATGGAGTAACAATCCCATCTGGTTTCCAAGCACTAGCCTTTGATAGAGGCGTATTCACAGTTCCTTCGGGAGCTTGGGTATATGACGCCGCACTGGAAGTTCCCGGTGCGCCGCTAGAAGTCTTGAATGCGGCAGACGATACAGCCGCAGAAGCAGGAAAACTTGCACACGATGCTGGTGGTTCAGCTACAGTAGCAAGGGTCGAAAGATATAATTCTGAGACCGGTGAACTAACATTTAGGACACTATAATTTTATTATAAAGGAGATAGCCTAACATGAAAGATAACGAGAGATTAGCACAGGCCGTTGCTTCTTATATGAGAGACCCTAATAAGAGGGACGCTCTTGCTGAAATCATCGTAGAGTTTGTACAACCTAATCACCTAACAAATCAAATTGTTGGTGATATTCTAAATACTCGTAGTCTAAAGCCCGGCGATAGCTTGGTAAAGAAAATTAGAAAGGGTATTGAGGTTCGTACATTAGTTCCCGGTGCAGTGCATTTGGCATCAGAAATCACAGTATCAGACCGTATGAACTACATTCTAGACGGTGCTGACGTGAAGGTTACTTATAACCAGTGGGAACTAGAAAGCGGTGAGATTGGCACAGTAGCAGAAATTCGTAGAGAAATGGCCCAGAAGCTAAATGATTTCTATGTTCAAAAAGTATTTACTGCACTAAGCACAGTATGGTCAGCGGTTAATACTCCAGATAACTATACAGCAGTAGGCGGTGCCATTACATCTACTGCTCTGGAGAGTGCTATTGACCAGATTAACTTGACTACCGCTGGAGCTAAGGTAATTCTTGGTTCTAGAGCGGCTGTAACACCTATTACTAAGTTTGGTGCTTTCTGGAGTGATGGTTCAAACGTAGAGGGCTCACAAACAGCTATTGACGAAATTCGTCAAACTGGTATGTTGGGTCGCTATTATGGAGTTCCTATTAGAGCAATTGAGCAAGTATTCGACAACTTAGAGGACTATAATGCTCTAATTCCAACTGACAAGATTCTTGTCATTGGTGAGAATGTTGGAGACTTTATTACCTATGGCGATGTG